CACTAGATGGCTTAATCCCCATAAAACTTCTAACCTCATTGGAAGTTAGAATTTCGTTACGAGTAAACTTATCAGCAATCTCAGCAATCTCACTAACAGGCACAAGCTTGAATGGGTCACGGAAGTAATTAATCTTCTGATTAGCTTGAGTATTTACAGGCCCAAGAAACGCTCTTTGCATGGATTCAATAATCGCATCGGCAACAGGCTCGATGGTTCGGTTGTAGTAATTAAGCATCGCCTTTTCATCGGCAGTACCATTCATTACTTCTTCGGTAAGACCAAGCTGGTTATACAACAAAGCAGTGAGGTATTCGATTTGCTTAAGGAGATTGTTTTCACTAGCACGGTTAAGTTGAGTAATCTTTTCAGCGCCATCAGTATAAGCAATACCGTATTGGCTACCTCTCAATTGAAACTCAATATCTTCTCGCCGTGCTTCTGCTTGTTGACGCCTAGCCTCAGACTTGATAACATAAGGAAGTTGAATGATAATATCCAACCGACCAGAACCAGATTGTTCGTCAATGGCGTCTAGAATACTAAGTTTTCGAATCAATCTCTGAAGAGTTGAGTTCGGCTCGTTCATAACAGAATAAAGAGGATTTTCGACAATGGCCACAGTGCGTTTCGCTAATGTAATCTCTTCTCTTTTACCTTTGTTTTCGTTATAACAACTAAGTTTGACATGTCTCGGATACCACGTAACGACATCTGCAACTCTCATTGTAAAAATGTCAAAAATTTCGTTAGTTTCCGGATTTCTTGACGCATCAACTGGAACGACCGCAGCAACGCCTTTGTCGAACAAAGTCATAGCAATATCTTGACGAAAAGCTCTAGGTCCTTGGTCAAGATTTGGTTCTAATGTAAGACATGAGTTTAAACCACTCTCTACATCTTCCAAATAACGTTTTTGATCATCTACTTTCGTATGCCGAATAACAAGATCGGCGACATCAATCGCAATTCGAGTATAAATAGAGGAGACGATTGATCGTTCACTAAAAATTTGTAGTCTAGTCCTGGATGGAGACCCACCGCCCCAAGAGCTTGTAGAATATTGAAGCTCAGACGGTGGTGGCGGATTGTCTGTAGTACGGAAAGCATTCCAAGCTTTACGCATTCGATCTAGAACAGGCAAAATAAATCACCTCCTATTTTATTCACTCGAATGCCTCCTTGTTCGCCTTAAAGGCAACGTATGCATCCATCATAGCGGAAACATTATCGATTTTTTCTTCCGCACGCTTCTTTAAAAGCTTACGGTTTCCATTAGTATCTTCTAAAGTAACAGCATTGCCCATAGCGAACGACATAAGTGATTGGTCGAAGATAAGTTTTCTTTCTTCTGCTAGAATTTTCAATTCACCAAGAGGAACCGATTCTGTTCTTGCGCCTTGAATGACTTTTTCAAGACCATAAGGACCATTTTCAGCTTCCCATCGAGTAACAAATTCTTTGGCATTATAAGGGTCAAAACCAAAACATCGAACATCATATCTAGCCTGGTCGACGAAAGATTCGACATCATCATAGACTTCCATCATGTCCAGGACAGTTCCTTCTAGAACATGAAGGCTTCCTTCTCTAATAAACTCCTCATACTTATGACGCATAGCACCAGGGAGCTTCATCAATGTCAAATCAGTAATATAACTTCGAGTTTTAATCCCAAAAGAGAAGTTGTTAAAAGGAAACATGAAAGTGAATGCACAAAAGTCGTCGCCCTGCGAAAGGTCAGCGCCCATAGCACACGGCATTTCCCAAAACTCTCTAGTTGGATGTGTAAGAGTCTCTTCGTAAGTGAAGAAGTAGGTGTATCCCTCCATAGGAATGCCGAACCGCTTAGCTAGAATGTCGTTTCTTGCTGCGGGAGCTTTTTCAGCTCTTTCGACATCCAAATGATAAACATCATAGGTGACAGTCTTACCAAGATTCGGATTTGCTTTCAACCAAGTAGATGGATCGGCAACTTCCTCAACATCATCAAGTTTGTAGTGCCAAATCGAAATGTGAGGCGCTTGATACTCACCTCTAAGTATCGTAGCTAGTTCCATTTTGATGGTATCGCCAGAACCATTCCTTACTGTTCCTTCAGAGCTGATAGCAACAATCAAATAGTCTTCCATCTTCGATGCGCCTTGCTCAATTGCACCAACAACATCTTCTCTGATGTCTCCAGACAACCATTCGTCGATCGTTGAGATCTTAGGACGTAGTCCTTGAAGTTTATTGATTGTCATAGGACGAATTTCTAACAAAGAACCAGTCAGAAAGTTCTCAATACCCTTCTTAGTAGAAGCAAGCTTTACTCTTTGGGCTCTTGACCCTGTAGTATTCTGTAAAGAACCCTCAGTAAGAAACTTAAAGAGTGGACCTCGTGCTCGAGTAATGGCAGTACGGAAAGGCGACATCACTTCTTCAGCCTGCTTCATTGTTGGAGCAGTTGTAATCTGGTGAGTAGTCGCCGTGTCCACATTAAGGAAGTATGCTTGGATACAATTGGCGTACATCGACTTAGCGGCGCCTCTAGCTACGATTAGATATTGCTTAGTAGTCAAACGCTTCTTAATGAGCTTCTTAACATAATGGCCACCAGGACCGTCTTGGTTTGGTTCATAAACACTTCGTTCGACGAAGTAATACCAACCAAAAATTTGTTCGGCCCAAAGTTTGAATGTGTCTAGAAGATGTAAGTCGCTTCCATCAGTAAGTGTCAGTTCGTATTCACAGTAATGAATAAAACCAACAACAGCAGCATCATCATAGTAAATATTGGGATTTTCAATGAGTTCATCAATGCGATTCATCTCCATCGAAATTTCTCTATTGACAGGAATTTCTCCAGCAAGAACAGATGCTCGGAACTCTCCATAGTACAAAGGAATCGCAGTATTCGACAAACTCATTAATCACCTCCTTTATGGTCTAACTACTTTGAGAATCTTGGCCGTCTTAATCGCATGTTTGACGGCGGCAAGACCTGCTTTTGTAGATGGATGATTTAGAATTTGATGAACCGCAATAGCAGTACCACCAAAAGCAAGAATCTGTTTTACAGTAGCATGCCCAACTTCAACTTTTCCTGGGTTAAGATTTTTAAAGTTCTTTTCTAGATTGATTCTTTGATTAACGTCCTTAAGCTGCTTATTAGTGAGTTCATGAGGCTTCTTCTTACGAAGATCTGATGTCTTCTTGAAGTCACTGCTAACTTTAGCCTGGCCTTTAGCCTTACGAACTCCCCACTTCATTCCCTTTTTCCCAAAGTGCGCAAGGAAATCGTCTACAAGATTACTCTGAGCCATTTCTGTTTTCTGAACTTTAAGAGCGGCAGTAATATACTGACCATTGTCTTCAAGTGGGATAATCAACGTCTCCCATTCAAAATCTCCGGCGTGCTTAACATTTGTTGCTTTAACAATAATCGCATGTTCGCCATCTTTAAACCCAAGAGTGGCTTGATAACCACCAGTCGGACTTGTGCCGTGCACTTCTTTAATTGCTTGTTCAGTCAGCTTTACAGTCAGCTTTTCATAAGCAGAAATATAAGCTCGAGTAGCTGGAGTATCATGATCAAGATGCGCTTTAGGATGAGCGGCATTCAACTTTGCAAGTTCTCCGCCGTTCATTTTATCAGCAACATTATTATGAATAGCAACAGCACCATTAATGCTGTAAATATTCTTCGCCCACTTCTTGTCAGATCGAGAAGCGTTCTTACGAACCCCCCACTTCATTCCCTTAGTCCCATGATGTTCGACAAAGTCAGAAACAAATTCAGAGACATCCATACTCATTAACATACCTCCTCAGACTCTGATTCTGGAACAAATGGTGGTAGTTCAACTTCTCGGAAGACATTAAGTCTCCATTCATATTCTTTAATTTGATTATTCGCAGACTCCAAAAGAAAAGAAGTTCCAGGAGGATCAAAATTAATTCGAACTTTCAACCAAATATAGGTTTTTGCAAGATGAAGTTGGTTGGGAGGAATATCATAATCCGCCCACTCTGACTCTTCACCATCAATCGCAAAACCATCTTCAGGACCAACACCCAGTTGATTAAGGAGGGAGAAAGCCGCATTAATATGAGTGATAATGTCGATATCGAAGACCGTATAAGCTGCATCAAGACCTAGAATCTTCTTAGTACTAGTTAGAATGCTTTCTTCCATGTTTCACCTCCTAACGATTGAAAATCTTCTTAATTTCTGCGTCAACTTCAGACACGTTATAGCCCCAAGCAACAAGACGTCGATTTCGCTTTTGTCCTCGACCCCAATGACCAGCAATAACTTCTCTAGCTACTTCTTCAACTGACTTCTGGGGCTTATGAGGACCTGAGTTATCTTCGTCTGAAACTTCTTCAACAACTACATCAGGAACCAGCTCAAAATCTCCGGCGGGAACTTGACCTTCAGAAGGCTCGGCTGTTGTTTCATCCATATCGGTTCCTTTCTTACCAAAGTTTGGTATCATTGGGCTTTCTAGCCACAACTATGGGTGGCCCATGAAATTCTGCACCATAATGAAGCGCATTATGGGTTCTTTTTGTAGTTGTAATCAAATATTCTGGATCTAATATCCATGTTTCTCCATGAATAATGTCATCAACAACTATAGGGTTCATGTGGTGAACAAGAATATCCACATTGATTTCATACCCATCGATACCTAAATCACACCCATTATCTCGAACAATAACCTCATCTCGAGCACGTTTCCACTCATTTGAGGTGTAAAAAGTCTGATTTAGATACCTGTCAAAGCCGAAAGTAGACCTTCCAACACGACCTTGAAATTTAAGATAATCGAATCTTTCTTCAAAAGTTTGGAATCTTCTTAATTCTGAATATGATCTACTCATCATACTCATCTGCTTCTTCAATAGCATGACCAGCATATTGACGCATAGCATCCAATGCTTTACCATACAATTCTTCAACTCGTGCCGCTGAAGCCATGGCTTCAACCTTAGAATCAAGCAGGAGATTTTCTCGATGCATCTTTTCTTGTTCTAGTCGTTCTCTTGTGGAACCCAATTTAAGATAATGAGTAATAACTTGAGATGATGCGGTTCCTGCCTCTAGTTGTTTCTCAGCCAAATCGATAGCAAGGGAGACCAACTGGTGTTCTCTTCCTTCTTCTGTTACAGCGGGCTGTCGCCGCAAACGTCTAGAGGACATTGGCCTCCTTTCTTACTACTTTCTAACCAAACGTGAAGCTCTCCGACGCTGTAATAAACTTGTCGTATGTAAAGGAGCAATTGAAATAAGCATCAAACGAGCAATTCGAAGACGTGATGCTACCCAAACCTTAACCATCATGTTATAGTTTGTATGGGTGACGTATTCATTCCATAACCATCTAACCACGTAACCCTCAATGGCTCAAGAAGATCGTATGTAACGGACGCATATGTCGCCCATCCATCTACAAAATCTTGAACTTGGTAGCACCAAGGGACTCCATTACGATCCATAAACAATGGGAATCGAGGAGGAGTATGTACTTCTAAAAGACGAATTCGAGAATTTTCTTCGTCAAGCTCCCATTCATGAGTTTGCGTAATGATAATCATGGCGTACCATAAATCAAACTAGAGAATTCAATACTAATCTTATCAAACAACTCAAGCGGAGCATCAAGAGCAGTGCCATCTAGATTCATAATTTGATTAGACGAAATAATTTTTACAACTGAGCCTTCTGTAATATTACACGAGCTTAAAAACGATGGAAGAACAAAAGTATAGAAATTTATTGCAGAAAATGGACAGCTATCAGCCAACTCAATTAAACTCCACAAATCAACATTTATATCAGCAGTCTCTGCATCAGTAATTTCAGAAATAGTAATAGTTCCAGATTTAACTGTAACATGATAAACAGGAGAATCAACATACATAAATCCAGCATTTACAAATTGAATTGACGCCTCTCCACCGGTTTCAATATCTGCAGCACCTTGAGAAATAAGAGTTGTTTCTGTCAAATCAACTACTTCAAAAGGATTCGATGGACCAGGTGGGCCTGGAGGGCCAGCGTTGATAATAGAAACGGTCCCATAGACTGGCTCGACTATAATAAGTTGTGTTCGTTGGAGAACGTTAATTTCGCCACTCATTAGTCTGGCTCCACAGTAACAGTACCTCTAAAAACAACCTCTAGAGGTCTATCAAACACAGGGACTGGTTCGCCACCACTAATTCTAAGCACATCCATATAACCACCTTGCTCTGCAATTTCGCTTGTAATAGTGTCGTCAAGAACCAAAACCAATTTTCCATCAACGCCATCAGTTAAAAAACTAACGTCCCAATCAGCAATTAATGTTGCATCTAGCTCTGGTTCTGTACGAATTTGACTATAAAGATCTTCCCCAGAAACATCAATCCCCATATTAACTATAACAGTATTAGTTCTGCCTTTATGAACGACAAGTTGATTACTCATTCATTGCCTCCTACGTGCCGGCGTTTTGGCCAATGTTTTTAACAGCTCGCAGGGCTTCCCAAATACCAGACATGATACCAGCAAGAAGAAGAGCAACAACCATCTGAGAAGCAAAATTCAATGAACCCAAAGAATGATCTAGAACAACTTCTTTAGTTGCAAAATCGCTTTCTGCAACCAAAATGACTGTGATTACTGCAATGACCAAACAAGCCAAAGCAGAAATACGTTTGTCCTTAGGACCATAAATCAAAGAGATGGCCAAAGTCACAAGGCCAGTCCCAACCAAACCAAGAACAACTGCACTTCCAATATCAAACATGTGATCTCCTATCTATTGAATGATGGGTGGTTCCTCACCTTTTGATGGAATATTCATAAAAATTTCCAGAGGAACATCAACCCCTGCACGACGACAAGCTCTTGCTAAAACTTCATTGCGCCAATCAGCCCATCGAAGTTGTAGTTTTACATTATCTAATTCTGTTTGACAATCATCCAACCAATCATTTTGGTGTTTATTAGTCCACCGAAGAACAAAAAAGCAAATAATTAAGACAAATGCGGCGGCACCATAACCCTCTGGAGTAGAAAACATTTCAACTCCCATCCCCAGCATTATGATTCACCCTTCTATGATGCATGGCTGGCCATGTCATAACAATCATTTCGGCGATACCAATACCTAATAGCATCCAGGCAATTGCTCCGACAATTTTAGACTGCCATGGAATACCCATTGGTTTATCACCAAATATTAAAATGGCCGACCTCATAGCACAAGGTAAAACAGCAATAGTAGCAGTAATGCTTCGATATCTTCTAGAACCTGATCCTAACACTGGTAGGAACATTAACATCGCCCCTCCGACAATGAATGCTAGCCTACTTCCTTCTCCATTTTCAAGAAAAGGATAGGGAGGCTGGATAAACACACCAATGACGACCAAACCAATTCCGAAAGGTAAGGACCACCAGCGGTTTAAATCCACATTCATTATCACTCCTTTCATGACGAAACAGTAACGATGGTTAGCCAGAGTGTGCCAGAAATAATTTCTCCTTCAAGAGGCAAAGCGTCTCGTCTAATAATTGTCACACTCAATGTTGATACTTCTGCTCCAAGAATAGGGTATTCGTTTTCATAAGCAGTAATAGTCGGAAGAACTTTAGCCACGAAAGCACCAATATTAGCGTCGGCTTGAGCAATCCAAACATCACCAGCACCAGTAGCAATTCGATAAGCTAGCCCAGCAACATTATCTGCTTCTTCGTCTGAAGCGAACGCAGAAGTATTAAATTGCATTGAAAGAAGAAGACCAGCATGAGGAAGATCAATAATCAGTTCAGGAGAAAATTCACCAAAAAGGAATGGACCCAAAGAATCATAATGAACTGAGGCGCCACCCTCAATTGGATAAACTTGATCCCAACCAGTTTGACTATCCGTATTCTTAAGATAGAATTCAGTATCATCATTATGAGTCCAAGTACTACCAAGCTTAGTATGAATACCACTACTATACCCAGAGTGAAACTCGTACCCAAGAGTCGCAGTTTCTTCGCCTTCACCAACTAGAGTAGAGTCATCATAACCAGGATTTGCATGGAACGTTGGAATAGCATCTTCTTCATCATCACTAAGGCCAAGAATACTATACGCCCAATGAAGGCCGTCAATATATTCTAACTGATCAATACGACCAGTGGCCTCTCCAAATTCATCAGAAAGTTTTTCCGCCACTTGCTCAGCATCATCAGCAGCAGTAAAAGTTGTACCACCAATCATAAAGATTTGCTCTTCTGGATCAATAGACTCGGAATCATTGTTGGCACTAACAGATACAGTAGTAGCTTCTCCTTCTGGATATGTATTGGGGTCACCCTCACCAACAAGATCAATTGCTGATTCTACAGGAGCCCAAAGAACACCTAGATTATCTTCTGAAGGAAATTCGAAATCTTCATCTTGACCCTCCATAGCAACATATAATTCTTTATTGTCATTATTCTCACCATTCCACTGATAAACCTTATCAATCTCAATTACTTCTAGATTCTGAGACTCCAACTGACCACCAAAAACTGAACGAAGGCCACTCGCTGAGAAACCTGAAGAACCGCCTGGACTAAAATCCTCTAAAGCAGCCTCAATCTTTTCTGTAATCAAATACTCGTGTGCTCGCTGATTCTTAACAATATCAAAATCTCTTTGGTGTGACGAAGGCATGTTGTGTTCCTCTCGGGGGAATGATTGGTGGTCTTAGTCTTCTTCGGATGGAGGAATAATGTGTGAACTACGAAGTGCTGCTAGAATACCATTAACTGTCGCAACAACTGCGTTATGCTCAACCTCTGTCGGAGATTGGCCACCCGAAATGTCAACAAGATCAGGAATAGCTTCATTCTCTTCCTCAACGCCATCAATAGCCTCTTCAATAATTGCTTCGTGCTCATCTTGATGAAGAACCGTATCGTTATCATCTTGTGGAGCCATTTGACTACCTCTTTCTAATAGTTTCTCCAGAAAAAATTCGAATTGTTTCTACCAATCATTCCCCCGGGGCATTTTTGAGGAGGCGGGCGTCCTCTT